GGTGAAAGCTATGAACAGGCTGACTTAACTGTTACACTTACTGGTGTACAGGGTACAACAACAGTTAACGGTGATGGTGTTGATGCACGTTCTATTGTTACTGTACCACTTACAGGTGTACAAGCTAATACTACTGTAAGTAATGTAACAATAATAGCTAAGGCAGTAACTACAACCAATAGTGTATCTGCTACTGGAACCATCGGTACTCCAACAATAATTGAAGGTACTGGTGTAACAGCTACGTTAAGTGGTGCAGCAGTAACAGGCAGCATAGGTAGTTTAACTATAGATGCTGAATCTGTTGTACTTTCAGGCAGTGTAGAAGCTACAGGTACAATAGGAACTGTAACAGCTATTGCTCCTGCTGATGTTGTACCAACAGGTGTTTCTGCTACAGGTTCTGTTAATACAGTAAACATTAAAGCTAAAGCTGACGTAATACCTGATGGTGTTGAAGGTACAGGTGCAGTAGGTAGTCCTACTATACAAGCTGAAGCTAAGACTACACTTAATGGTGTGTCAGCTACAAGTGAAGTAAACACTGTAACAGTTATAGCTCCTGCTGATGTAATACCTACAAGTATACTTGCTACATTTACTATTGGCAATGAGACTGTAACTACTGTACAATTTGACTACGAAGCAGTAAAAGAAAACTATAGCAGATTACGTACAGCTTACATAAAAGAGATTACAGATAACACAACTAGAACAGCATCTGTAAACGAAGAGCCAAATAACATTGTATATGTTAAAGAACAAACATCTGCAGCAAGAACAGCTTACGTGCCAGAAGCAACAAGTAGAACTGTTTATATAGAAGCGCAACCGTCTAATTATAGAACTGTATTTGCTCAAGCAGCTTAAAGGAAAAAACTATGTCATTAAAATGGCCTAACAAAGACCCTGATGAAACACTTGACTATAGCATGGATTGGTCACGTTTTCTTGGTGATGCAACTATATCTAGCTTTATTTGGTTTGTTGATGCTGCTGACGGGACAAAGACAGAACTTACAGATAGTGGACCTTTAGTAAATGGCATTCAATTAGTTTCATCTTCTAGTACAAATACGGTAGTGACTGCTTACATAGGTTCTGGAACAAATAATAAACTATATAAGTTTACCTGCCAAATAACAGACACGAATGGTCTTGTTGTTGAGCGTACTGTAAGACTACGTGTGAGGAATAAATAATGGCATATAACTTTCTTGGTCTTGTTAATGAAGTAAACCGTAGACTTAACGAAGTAGAGCTTTCTAGTTCTAATTTTGCTACCGCTTCAGGTTTTTATAGTACAGCTAAAGATGCTGTTAATGCTTCTTTAAGACACATCAATCACGAAGAATCTAACTGGCCTTGGAACCACGTCTTAGAAGAAGAAGTACTTACAGCAGGTACGACTCGTTATGACTATCCTACAGATGCTAAACTTATTGATATGAATAGTTTCCGTATCAAGAAAGATGATTCATTAAGTGTAGGTACTACTAAATTAAAATCTATGGATTACCAAGAATACCTTGACAAATACATTGATTATGAGTATAACTCTAGCAGTGACATGCAATCATTGCCAAGACACGTAATACGTGCACCAAGTCAAGAGTTTCTTATTGTTCCTACACCTGATCAAGACTACGAGTTAGTTTATGAATATTATCGCAACCCAGTATCGCTTGAGTTGTATGATGATGTACCAAGTGTACCCCTAGAGTTCAAGCACATTATTGTAGATGGTGCTATGTTCTATGCGTATCAGTTCCGTGCTGACACACAAGCATCACAGATTGCACAAGGTAAGTTTGAATCAGGTATTAAATATATGCGTAGTCTTTACATTAACCGTTATGACTATGTACGTTCAACAGTTTTAAATCGTACCACCTCTAGCTTAAGAGTTTCATAATAATGGCTACACAGTGGCAAACATTTCCTGTACCTTTTACAGGAGGGTTAATAACAAACGTTAGCCCTTTGCAACAAGGTATAAACAACGTAGGTTCAGCATATCAACTACAAAACTTTGAGCCATCTCTTGATGGTGGATATCGTAAAGTAGCGGGTTATGATAAGTTTGTTGATACTGCTTTATCAGGTACAGGTCCAGTACAGGCTCTAGCTATTGTACAGCAAGATGGTAACGAAAAAGTTATTGCTGCACGTAGCGGTGTCTACTATATAACGGATGCCACAGATGTTACACCTACCTGGACTTCTTTGGCTACTGCACCTAATACAAACTTTAGCAAAGTAAGACAAGCAAGATACAACTTTAATAATGCGTATAAGATATGTTTTGTTGATGGTGTTAACTTCCCTGCGTACTTTGATCGCACAGCTAATACACTAACGTATCTTACATCTTCAACAACTAATGATGCAGTAGAGGGTGCTAGCCACGTATGTTTGTTTAAGAGTACTCTCTTCTTTGGTGTAGGCACAGAGTTAGTCTTTACAGCACCTTATAGCGCCGATGATCTTGATCCAGCAGCAGGTGCAGGTAGTATCAGTGTTGGTTCGGAGATAACAGGTCTTATTGTTTTCCGTGATCAACTTATCATCTTTGCTGTAGATAAGATTATGCGCCTTACAGGTTCAAGTGCAGCAGACTTTGTAATGAGTGCTGTTACTGAAGACTTAGGATGCTTAAGCACAGATACTATTCAGGAAGTCGGTGCAGATGTTATGTTCCTTGGTCCTGACGGTCTACGTACACTAAGTTCAACAGACCGCATTGGTGACTTCGGTATTGATGTTGCATCTAAAAACATTAGACCTACGGTAGGTAAACTACAAGATTATGCTACAAGTTTTGCTAGTATAGTCATTAGAGGTAAGGCTCAATACAGATTGTTTGCTTATGTATCAGGTGAACAATCTAGTGTTGCTAAAGGTGTTTTAGGTACTAAGTTTATTGACCAAGGTGGACAAGGTTTTCAGTGGGCTGAACTAAAAGGATTTAAAGTATACATAGCTGATTCACAGTTCATAGGTGAAGATGAGTATCGTGTTTTCGCAAACAACGATGGCTACGTATATAAAATGGAAACAGGTACTAGCTTAGATGGTGAAAACATTGATGCTATTTATGAATCACCTTATATGCCTATCAATGATCCACAGGTACGTAAGACTTTCTATAAACTAGACATGTACATAAAACCGTTTGGTTCTATCAATATTGTAGCAGGTATTAAATATAATCAAGGTGTAGCTAGTTATATACAACCTGCTTCTTTCAACATAACCCAAGCAGGTGGTGGTACTGGTATTTATGGAGATAATACTTCTTTGTTTGGCACAGCTACTTTTGGAGCACCAAGGACACAGAGCTATAAAAACCAGATAGTAGGATCAGGCGAGACAGTAGCAATACGAATAGAAGACCGAAGTTCGGATGCTGCCTTTTTATTAGACACAGCAATATTTGAGTTTGCTACAGACGACAGACAGTAAGGAAATCTTATGGGTACAGGTTACGTAAGAACAGATACAGCCAACAACATTTCTAACGGTAATGTTATTGATGCTGATGATCTAGACAACGAGTTCAACGCTGTCGAGGCAGCATTTAATGTTAGTACAGGTCACACACATGACGGTACTGCAGCAGAAGGTGCGCCTATTGAAGTCATTGGCCCAGCGCAAGATATAGTAGCCACTACTTCTACGCTACGCCCTAAGACTACAAACACTGTAGACCTTGGTACAACTACGTTAAGATATAAAGATTTGTACCTTGAGGGTAATGCTGATATAGATGGCACCATAAACGTAGAAGGTGCTACCACACTACAGAGCACACTAGCTGCAGGTAATACAACTATTACAGGCAACTTGACTGTTAGTGGTGATGCTACTATCTCTGGTAACCTTACATTCGGAGATGCTATTACAGATACTATTACCCTTACTGCTGATGTAGCCTCTCATATTATACCTTCTGCAGACGACACATATGACTTAGGTGCTACAGGCAGTGAGTGGAGAGATTTGTACATTGATGGTACAGCTAACATTGATACACTAGCAGTATCAGGTAATGGTACTGTTGGAGGTGATCTTACTGTAACGGGTACTATTAATGCTACTGTTTCTGGTACATCATCTACTGCAAATGCTCTTACAACAGCACGTACTATTAGTTTAAGTGGAGATGTTACAGGTTCTGTTGACTTTGATGGTTCAGGCAATGTAGATATTACTGCTACTGTTGTAGACGATAGCCACAGTCACATTATTGCAGATGTAGACGGACTACAAACAGCATTAAATGGTAAAGAAGCAACTATTACAGGCGGTGCAAGTACCATTACTAGTAGTGATCTTACAGCAGATAGAGCACTTATTTCAAATGGTTCAGGTAAGGTTGCAGTATCTTCTACCGTTACCGCTGTTGAGTTAGGACGTGTAGCAGGTGTATCATCTCCAATTCAAACACAACTTGATGCAAAACTTGAAAGTATAGACCTAAGTTCTTACACAGGTGATGTTGACATTACTGGTGAACTTGTGGTAGACTCTTACAATGAAACGTATGCAGCTATTACTTCATCAAGTGGTACAGCTACAATTGACTGTGAAGCAGGTAACGTATTTTCTTTAACATTAAGTGAGAACGTTACTACCTTTACTTGGAGCAATCCACCTGCAAGTGGTACAGCATACGGTTTTTCATTGAAAGTTGTACAAGACGCAAGTGCTAGTGGTTATACTATAACGTGGCCTACAAGTGTAGATTGGCCTCGTAGTAGTGCACCATTGCTTAGTCCCACTGCAAGTGCCGTAGATCAGTTTGTGTTTTATACACATGATGGTGGCACTACTTGGTACGGCTTTGTGGCAGGAAAACTTTTAGGGTAACAAAGAATGAGTAACATTAAAAAGTTAATGATGTCTGCAGCAGGTGGTGCTGATGTTTTAAATGTTGAAGATGTGTTTAGTACGTATGTGTATGAAGGTACGAGTACCACAAATACTATTAATAACGGTATTAACCTTGATGGCGAAAGTGGTATTGTTTGGATTAAGAATAGAGAGCAATCAGATAACCACTATATTTTTGGCGGTGAAAGCGGTAATAACTGGACAAAAAGTTTAACATCTAATAGCACTGGCATTTACGGTGGTGCGACTGGTGTATTTGATGGTGTTAGTTCTACTGGCTTTACAGTAAAAAGTGACTTTGGTGGTGTTAATACAAGTGGAGAAGACTACGTCTCTTGGACATTCCGCAAAGCCCCTAATTTCTTTGATGTGGTGACTTATACTGGTAATAACGTAAATAATAGAGCTATACCTCATAATTTAGGCACTACCCCAGGGTTCATTATTACAAAAGCAACTAGCACAGCGGGATATAATTGGATTGTTTATCATAAAGACCTTTCTACAAATGGTTATATATTTTTAGACCTAACAAACGCAGAAGTAACTGCGGGTCTTTATTCTTCAACTCCAACAGATACAAATTTTTATATTAGTAGTAATAACAATGTTAATAAGACAGGGACAACCTACGTTTCATATTTATTCGCCCATCATGATGGTACTGGTACTTTTGGTCCAGATGGGGATGAAGACATAATACATTGTGGTAGTTATACAGGTACAGGTTACCCAAACACTACCACAGTTGATTTAGGTTTTGAACCTGAGTGGGTTATAATTAAAAGAACAGATGGTACAGGTGCTTGGTTTATGCTTGATACTACAAGAGCGTGGGGTGATGGCCCAAACCAAAGCATCTATGGCACACTACATCTAGAGGCAAATAGTAGTAATCAAGAAACCGCTTCTTATTTTTCTGGAAAAGTTAAAATAACGGCAAATGGTTTCAAACTGTATCACAACAGCTATGCTAATTTAAGTGGTGCAAATTATATTTACATGGCTATCCGCAAAGGTAACAAAGCGGTAGAGGCCGCTACAGATGTCTTTGCTCCTGTTAGTTATAATGCCTCTAATAATCCCAAATATTATAGTGGTTTTAAAGCAGATATGGCATTTGCTAGATATACTAGTACAGATGACACAGAAATTTATACTCGTACTGCAGGTATAGAAGAATTACTTACAAATAGTGATGCTATAGCTACTAATGGTAGTTTAAGATGGGACCATATGAATGGCTTACAAGATGGTTTGACAGGCGGTTCAAGTTTCTATGTTTGGATGTGGAAAAGAGCAAGAGGTTTTTTTGATGTAGTTTTATATGATGGTGAAGGAAGTGGCTCTAACACAAATATGAAAGACCACAACCTTAAAGCCAAACCAGATATGATATGGGTCAAGCGTAGAACAACATCTGCCACAAATTGGGTAGTGTGGCACAAAGATATGGATGACAGTAGCCTTAATGATTACACTAATCGTTGGACTATGAGATTAAATTTAAATAGTGCTGCAACGGACAACAATGGTTATTGGGCATGGGCTGGGTCAGGTTATACTGCCGACATGAATGAAACACAGTTTTCTGTTGGATATTCTGGTATGGATTGGACTAACAATACTAACAGTAGCTATGTAGCTTATCTTTTTGCGTCACAGGATGGAATTAGTAAAGTGGGATATTATACTGGAACTGGTTCAGATCAAACAATAGACTGTGGCTTTAGTAGTGGGGCACGTTTTGTTTTAGTTAAAAGAGTAGACGCATCAGGTAATTGGTATTTCTGGGATACTGCAAGGGGCATTGTCTCCTCTGCCGACGATAAAAGTCTTAAGTTAGACACCAACAATGCTCAAGTAAATGCAAACGATATTGAACCTCATAACAGCGGTTTTACTATTAAGCAAAATACCGCTAATGCAAATGTATTAAATGGGCATTATATTTTTTACGCAATCGCATAACTCAAGGTCATAAAGGAGTATCAACTAATGACTGAATATCGTGATCGCACAACTGGTGAACTTAAATCACAAGGACAGTTGCGCAAAGAAAACTCTAACATGTCCATGCCTCGTGTGTGGAACTCTAATGTGCATGATGCACTAAACGTAGACCCAGTGCTTGCTACACCACAACCTACTGATGGTATTGGTCAATATCAACAGGTTATTCGTAATGGTGCTGTACAAGATAGCTTAGGAAACTGGGTACAAGCATGGCAGATTGTTGACATGTTCAGTGATGATGCTGAACTAGGCACTAAAGCTGAACAAGAAGCTGCATATCAAGCGGGTCTTGACACCAATGCAGCAGATGATAATCGCAGAGAACGTAATAGATTGATTGCTGAAACAGATTGGTGGGCATCATCTGACTTGACTATGACTGCGGAACAAACAGCTTATCGTCAAGCACTACGTGACATTACTACACATGCTAACTGGCCTCACCTAGAAGAGTCAGATTGGCCTACTAAACCATAAGAGCTAGGCCATGTCGGACATTAAGCTAACATCTGATGAACTAGAAGCTATGCTAGATCGTGCAGCAAGACGTGGGGCAAAGGAAGCACTACGTTCTATTGGACTGCTAGATGATGACGCACACAAAGATATAACTGAGATGCGTAGCTTACTAGAAGCATGGCGTGATACTCGTAAGTCTGTGTGGTCTACTGTAACAAGACTAGTCACTGTTGCCGTACTAACGTTTATTGCTGGCGCAGTATGGATGACAATGAATAAATAAGGTAAAACATTATGGCTAAACGTTTTGGTGGATTCACACCGCAGCAACAACAAACACTGTTATCTAAGATGGGTTACGATGGCCCAGCGCAACAGGATGACATTAATAAGTTCATGATGTCTAGCCCTAAAGCTGCATCTATGATGGGTAAGTATGCACAGATGGCTAAGGCTCGTGTAGAAGGTGGCCCACAGATGGCTATGCAGGAAGGTGGTCTTTCTGCAGAAGAGCAAATGGAAAAGTTCAATGAGCAGAATAATGAACTTATGGCTCAAGCTAATGCAGGTATGGCAGAGCAAAACGAAGCAATGCAAGCCACACAAACTGCAGGTGCAACAGGTAATATAGAAGCTTTCAATCAGCAACAGCAGCAAGCTATGGATCAAATGAATAGTAATCCAGATCAGTTTGCACAAATTAAACAACAACAAGAAGACTTTCAAAACTCTGCTGTTATGGTAGATGCTAGAGAAGCTCAAGAGAAGATTAAACAACAAGCATTTCAACAAGCAGGTCTTAGTGGCCCACCCACTAATCAAGAAGAAGCAGACCGTGTAAATGAAATCTTTAATACTTTAGTAGCTAATAGCCCCGAAATACAAGCGGCTCAAACAGCACAGCAAAACTTTATGTCAACTCTGCCTGGTTACACTAAACCTGGTGGCGATCAATCTATTACTGGGCAACAAGGCCCAACTTATACTACAGGACAAGAGGTTTTTCAGGATGATTATACAGGTGCAAATGAACGTGCTGTAGAGCCTGAGCCTGCCTATGATCCATCACAAGGTCTACCTGAACCTGTAAATCTGTATACTGACCTAAACGAGGCGTATGATGCAGCTTTTGAGACAGACTTTAATGCTGGTACTGAAGGTACTAACCAAAGCTTAGACAACGATATATGGTGGGCTAAACAGACCGCAGGTACACTATCTAATGTAGAAAACCCTAAAGATTATACACTACGTCAAGATGGTAAGTATTGGACTCTTGTTTATCCTGATGGTACAGAGATTAAGACACACCACAAGAATAAAAGTTATGCTACAGGACGTGGTAATATTCTAGCTGCTGCTGCAGATGCTAAGCAGAACGTTGTAACCCCAGAAGAAAAAGCAGAAAAAGAAGAACAGTATCAACGCAAAGTATCTGCTTATCAAGAGTATCAAGCAGGTGAAGCACAAGCTCAAGCGGATAAACCTGCTGCTGATGTAGTTAAAGAGTCACAAGCACAGGTCACTGTAAGTGAAAATCTAATAGCTAATTATCAAAAAGAGTTAGCTGATTTGGATGTTGATGATCCTAGACGTACTCAGTTAGAAGAGTTTATTGCTACAGAACAATTAAAACTAAATCAAGCTTCAGCAGATTTAACACAAGCAAAAGGTAGACAGTCTGCTGAACAAACACAAGCATCAAAAGAACGTGTTGCTGAGTTTGAAGCTGATCCTGCAGGACAAGTAACTAAGGCTGATGTAGCTACAGTAAGTGAAGCAGATCGTGAAGCTGGTATGATTGACGACACTGTTGGTCAGGCAGGTGAAGTAGCTGATGCTGAAGCAGCGGAAGTTACAAGAGCAGGTGATGTA